AGAGCAAGTGATGCTCCTCCTGTAAATGGTGCTGCTGCAACTCCAGCAATGGTTCCGATAAGTCCCATTGTTGATGCTTTATTCTGAGCCTCAGCTTGAGCATTTGCCTGAGCTGCACTAAGCTGGTTCTGACGTTGTGCCGCCCCGAGGTTCAATGCTTGTCCGACATCAAAGAGTTGTGGAGTGGATTGGCCAATAGACTGAACACCATAGTTCAAGTAGTTCTGGCCAATCTGCATTCCAGCAGGAGTTGAATAAAGTGCTTGAAGCCCCGGTTGTTGGTAGAAAGATTGCCCAAGTTGAAACGCACGGCTACCTGCTTGAGCTGCTTCAGCACGTTTGCGAGCAAGGATATCTTCACGATTAAGAATTTCACCTGCAATCCCTGCATTGCCCCCAAGACGACCGCTTGATTGCGCTGCCTCACGCGCTGCCTGCTGCGCCATACGTTGTTCTTCAGGTGTAACTCCAAGAGATGCCGCATAAGCAGTCCTAGCCGCATCAGAGGCTTGCTGAGTAGCCATTGCCGCTTCTGGTGATAACCCAGCTTGAAGCTGACGCAATCCTTGAACTTGTCCTTGTTGCCCAGCAAGTTGTTGCTGTTGTGCCGCAAGTTGTTGCCCAACTCCAGTTTCGTAGGCTTGTCCACCAAGACCCAAGATACCTTGTTGATTACCACCACCTTGAAAGAATGTTTGAATATCCCCAAGATTGAGATTGCCAAGTGTAGGTCTATTTTGAGCTTCGAATTGAACGATATTGCCCATTTGTTGGCTCAATGGAGTCAACAGCGATGTTATATCGCTTCCATAATTTGCCTTTGGTGCTTTAATGTTTGGAGAACTGCCGCCCATAATCGTATTATTTAAGTTGTTTGAAGAATTTTTGCATAGGGTATGCTCTTACCCTTGGTGAGTTTTTAAATGATCTTTGGAAAATAATGAACTCAAAATCATCCTTGAATGATTCCAAGCATTTTTGCATATTACCGCAGCACATTGTAACAAACAACGAGTCTGAATGATAAATTGGTGTAGGGTTCGTCGGATCTTCACGACGAGTGTAGTACCCCATAGAGAATCCATCAAAACTAGCAATAACAATGCCATGGCAAAGATGCCAATTAAGCAAACCATGGAAATCAATTCCATAATGCTCGTAAATTTTGATTGATTGCTTGAGGTACTCATTCATTTTTAGTTTGCGCCACTTCTCACCATAACGGCTGAAAACCTTGCTCCATTCAATGTACATCCGGGATTGGAATACGCGTACACTTCAATAAAATCATTTACTGCTAAGTAAATCATGTCAGAAACAGTAGATGAATATGTATCATCCGCTGATTGGCTACCTTTTGCAAATTGTGCACCATTTAAACGCAATGATACGTTGAGAAGATTCTGACCTGCATTACATAAAATATTAGCCGTAAATGAATAGTATCCAGCAACACTTGCCGTATATTTGTTCGTCGCTAATGAATAATCACTATTTGTATTATAATTTATATTATTGAAAAGAACCTTGCTGTCGCTATTGGCTGTCAAAGCTTGAGTTCCAGTAAGGTATACTCTTGCTAATGGCCCTCTTCCAACGGTGTTCGTTCCAATCTTTAATTGAGTAGCTGCATCATTTGAAATGTTGGCAGAGTCTACTGTGATTGCGGTAGGAAGTGCGCCAGTTGCAAGTTTTGATAAGTCAATTGCAGCAGATGCACTAATTTTAGCATTTGTGATTACACCATCAGCAATAGCTCCAGCCAATACTGAGTTGTTTCCCATATTTGAGGATGCAACAGTACCAAGTGACAGCAAACCACCAGCAGTAACTACCAATCCAGTGCCAGAAACTGCGCCAGCATCAAATGTTGATCCTCCTGCGATGTTGTTTAGCTTAGTGCTTGTGACACTATCGCCATTTGCAAAGGATTGTGATGTATTGATAACTCCCATAACTTAATGCTGTGAAATAATTGCTCTATTTGTTAATGATCCTGCAACTTTAATTGAATGAACCTTGGGTGATCCTGCTGTTCTTGTCAAGACAACTGTACCAGTGTAGCCACGAACCCCACCAAGCCTATTTCTGATATTGGCGGTGTCTCCAGCAGTAATATATTCACCGATTGAGTCAGTGGTAGTACCAACTGTTACTGCGTTGTCTGGATCTTCTGTTGAGAATGCAATACTAAGCTCACTTGATGGGTCGCTATCAAGTGCTTCCATCTGAATTTGTGTATCCGTATATCGTTTGCGTCCTAGATCGCCTAAATCATAACCTCTAGTTGTTACTGAAGATGAAATTGGCACATTCAAATTAGCCGCAGACGTTGTATCAACAGAAACGACATCAAATACACCATCAGTGTCATCAATTCGATGTAATCCTCCAGTTGAGGTTACACAATAAAGGTCATCACGCACTCCGGCACGGGCAACAAGCAAGTTTGTAATCAAAAATCTTGAATCCCCATAGGTGTCAAGAGACTCCCACCCATTATTCAGAAAATTATAGATCAAAATTGCGTTGTTGCCAGTTGCATCATTAGCTCCTGCCACCGAATCAAGCGGTAAAGCAATCCAGTAACGGTTGTTGAAATACGTCGCAATAGCATTTTCTGCTAAATTCTTGTTGATTCTGTCAATATATGGTTGAACATCCCTAGATAGGGGTTGATCTACGCCTCGAAGGTTGTACTGATCGATAAATGCCAATCCATAAACTCCATTGTCAGACAAAAACAACAGGCTATTGCCTTGCAACACCACGCTTTTACGAGCTAAGCAACCAACCTCACCAGTCAGTTCTTTGATAATCGTATCAGCAAGCGATCCTTGAGTACCAGCAATCAAATGCAAGCTATTACGAAGCAAGACAACCATCGCGTCTTCGTAAAATCCTTTCATTGCTACAAGGTAATCAGCCGATCCACTTGAGATCCTGAATTGATTGTAGATTTGATCGTAAGTTTCCCCATCAAAAAGATCAGAAACAATAATTTCGTCTCTAATGTTTCTTGATGTATAAGTTGGAACTGGTTGAGTACCACCCACGCTATAAAAGAATGGCAACCACAAACGCCTTTGAAACGAAACACCCCAAGGTGGTGCCGGCATAAATGTAAATCCTCCACCCGCGCTTGATATTTGCGCAAGATCTATTCTCGTTGTGCCAGTAGTATCTTCGGTTGTCTGGAACTTGAATTGATTGTACTTTACATTCTCGGAAACTACTAAATTGTCTCCAATTGAAATAGAATCAAGCCCAGTTTGGTCAATGACTTTGATTGGTTCACCTTCCTTTAGGAAGTGCGATTTCAGATCGACAAACGAATATGATGTGCCATTTGTAACAGCCGCCCCATCAATAGTGAATTGACCAGTCAAACCAACATAAGCAGAAACATTCCTTGCTACGCTATTGATTGTTACCGTAGTCCCATTGTAGTAGCCATCAACCAGTGATCGGCTAATACCATTGTCAAAGAAGTCTGGCATCAACAAGGTTTGTGCGCCATTTGCAACACTTACTCCACTAAATGATTTTAACGCCGCGACTTCAATAGTGACTAATGCATAACCTGTATTCCATGCAACATTGTTTGCGCTTCCAAAACGTGCAGGTTGATAATATGGCCCACCTGCCACTTTGTAAAACTTGGTGCTAGTACCGCCCTCCCATTTTAATGCTTGGTCACCTTCTCTAAAGATGTACACCTTATCAAAGGCTTGAATCATGTCTACATCCCCGTCAATAGATTCACCAGTTGGAAGCGTAAGATCGGCCGCCTGAAATGTCTCTAAATCAATTTTCTTAACAACACTGTTTAGCGCAACAATTACATACTCTTTGTTGCTTCCTGATGGATCACTAAATAAACAAGATCCACGAACATTGGAGATAGCATTGTCATCAATTAGAGTGCCAGACAATGTGCCAACACCATCAGAAATTGAAGTCAATCCAGCAACTGGAGTCGATAAAGTATTAGCATCAACACGTGTCATTAACCGAACGCCATCAATACCCACATTGCCAACCAGTCCCGCAATCGTCGCATATCCAGTAGTTCCCACAGCGAATCCATGTCCTGTGATTGTAACACTTAATATCCCACCAGCAACACTTGCAGCA